TGGTCAATGTATGGGTTTTTAGGAAGTAATTCTTTTAATTGTTGTTTTGTTAATTCCATTTCAGTTCCTTATATTGTTATCGGTAACCATAACAAAGCACCTTGAGTCATTAATAATATTGCAAAGGCACCAAGACCGATGCCAATGAAATACATTCTCTTACTCATAGTCAACATAGATGCAGCTAATATAACGATTGCAATTTGAAATGCAGCATTGGAGTATGTGTACCAAGGACTACGCATTTCAGCCACTGCTCTTTCTGCTTCAATCCCACGAGCTTTAGCCATCAACTCCTTTTTACCTTCACTTTTTTCAGGATCAGATTCATAACGTTCAATCTTTGCTGCTATTTCTCTAATCTTTTTAGGATCCTTGGCATTTTCCAATTGTAGTTGAGCAATTGATTGTTTGATGGATTTTGCTTGATAGAAAGTCCAAACATTATTTGCTTCAATTGTATTATCTAAAATCTGTGCGGAATTTCCACCATCAAGTAATGAAGTGATGGCCAAAAATGCAGCTAAGAATGTGATGATCCAACCAGTACGTTCTTTTGTAATTTCTTGTTCTTCTGTCATTTTACACCTTCAAATATAATTTTTTGTTTTTGATACCATTCAATCCATGCATCATTCTTAACAGCACATTCATAGTATGTACCATAATTAACTGTTATGGTTTTAGTTATATCACTTAATTTTGCATCATCTTGAACTTTTTCCAGTTGTGGACATGGTGTCATTACAACAATACCTGGTGATTCTGGGAATTTCATTGTAACTGGAACAGTGGTGGAACAACCTGTTGCCAAGAAAGCAAGTATGATGAAAATCGCTAATACAAATAATTTAATCATATTCATTTTGGAGGCTCCGCTGCATCATTAATTGCTTTTATAAACTCTTTAGGTATCTCACATTCTCCACCAGGAGCAAACTTTGTGTCATACTTAACGACTTCTCTATCAACGTATTTAACAATGTCTTGGCCACGGGTCTTAATCACTTGTGTCTTTGTGACAACTTTCTCTACAATCTTTACATTTTCTTCTTTTGATTGCACTTCAGCTGCAGCAACTTTTTCTTGCATCTCTTTAACTCTTGCTTCCCATGCATCATTGTCATATATTGCACCGGACATAAAAGTACCGATTGCGATTGCAATCATAGAACCAATTTGTATGGGAGTTTTATAGATGTATAGAAAAGGAATGAAACTAAGAAATCTTATCAAATATGATACGACCAAACCAAAAACGCCGGCTATTAAGACGGCGTAGAATATCCAATTAGGTAACCATTGCAACATCCACATGATAAATTACATCGGTGGTTTTCTTTTGGCCATCTGTATTAGTACAGGACCTTTTTTCTTTTTGGGATTGACACCAGGTTCACCACCTTTGCCACCAGATCCAGCAATGTTTCCGGAACCAACATTGTTAGCGGCTACAACACCGCCACCCATACCATCTTCTTTTACGAATTCTTTGAATGTTTTCATATTTGTGTTAATATCTCTGCGACATTTTTATCTAATGGAATTTCCGTTACTATTATATTTTTACCTCTGATTCCATACACCACTTCTGGAGCAAGATTCAAGTAAGTTAAAAACGTTTTCAGTATATCATAATCACGTTCATCAGTCTTATAGAATAATATTCTTGCAGTTGCTTCTGAACCAAAAACATTATTCAATAAGATAATGTGATTTAAGATAAGTCTTTCTTTGATTGTTTTGGTGATTTTATATCTACGAAATAACCTTTTCAGGTATTTTGTTCTTTTAATATCTCCTTCAAATTCTGACATAATACAGTGCGGTGACGTATAACACTTCACAGCATATATTAAAAAATTATCTTCATTCAAATTATCAAACATAGTATAGAAATAGGCACCCGAAGGTGCCCATTTTCATTATAGACCAGCGTAATAAGTTCCGCTGTTACTTGTATTACCAGAAAGTGCGTTATAAGCAACTGCATTAGCTAAACAAACTAATGTTTCTACTTGTTTACGTCCTAAACGGCCACCAGTACCAGAAACAACATGAACCCAACCAGCATGTGCGCCTTCTGCATGGTTTGCTGCACCCCAAGAAGCATTAGCGGTACGGGTAGCAGTAACTAAAACTGTGTCTTGGTTGTATGTGTTTGCAACACCTGTTTGCCATCTGATTTGTTGGTCAAACTCAATTGTTGCACCGGAAGCTATAATAGCAGTTGTACCGGCGTTAAATGTAACAACATTTCCAGAAACAGCTGTGACTCTAGTGTTTCCAGCAAAGAAGTTTGAAGTACCATTAGCTGTTAAACCTGCTCCATAAGCGTAACCTCCAACTACTACTCCCACGTTCGCTACACTGTTTTGACCACCATCATTGTACACGAAAGTAATAGTGGCTGCGCCCGAAGCGGTGCTGTTTGCTGTTCTCAATTCATAAACTTCCCGAACTTGTCTCAAATCTGGAAATTTTGGTTTTGTATTTGCATATAAATCTGTATTTGACCATGCTGACATTTTTGTCTCCTTTTAACCTTTGGTTATGTTGCTTATTTATGTGTTATTTATTTTTACCAGTAGGATCAGACCCTGGTCGTTTCTTCATCATTGGGTCAATCTCAATAGTATCTCTTGTTTGACCTGTTAATGTTTTTCCACCCGTCAGAATAGCGGCAGCGTCTGGTTTATTCTCGCCGACATTATCTGTTGGTTTTGTTACACTCATCTTTGGTTTTTTACCATAAGTGGCTGCTGGTTTATCATCTTTTTCATGGTCGTATAAATCTTCCTTCATATTTTTTCTTTTGTATATGGATTTGATTATACGAGCAGATTTAGACCTCTGACTTTTTCTTTCAGCATCGGATGGATTATCTACCTCCATACCCACTGTTTGTGTTGCAGCCATTGAATCCTGAAACTTATCTTCTTTGACTGGTGTGAGAGCACGCTTGGCATTCTCTGCGTTTCTTCTTTCTTCTTCTTCACGTTTCTTTTTGGCAGTCTCTAAAGCCTTTTGCCAACGAACTGCTGCGGATTGTGCTTCTACCATTGTTGCATTGTCATGTTCAACAGAATCTGCCGTGTATCTTTGGCCTGCGGCCGATTTGGATGCATAGTAAGCCTTTGGTGAACTCATATCAATATGATGTTGCTGGTCCTTCGGTTTATCTTTTAATTGAGGATTGATTCTAAGGTTAGCCTTTTTAATTCCGCTTGCTAGTTTGGATTTTTTAGCTGTAGACTCACTGTCTTTTTTATTACGCAAGGTATCATACTTAGCATGAGCCTTTGTCGCATAACTTAGCATCGTGGTTCTGCTAATTTCATCAATAGGTTCAACTTCTTCTGGAACACAATTAGGAACTGGTCGGCCACCCTTTTTCTTCATGCCGACCATTTGATAACCTGTCCAGCAAGGGTCTTTCTTTGCTTCCTCAATAACCTCTGAAGATACCTGAGACATAACTTCTTCATGTATTTTAGCAATGTAGTTGTAGTCTTTCATTGTCAACATACCTTTATTGCGGATGTTAATCAACTTTTCCACAACACGGTGTAAATCCATGTCTGTTTTGATATCTTCACGAGCCAATTCTAAAACACGAATGAGTAATGGAATGTCCAATGTAACAGCATCTTTTTTGTCAACTCTCTCATCCAGTGTATCTTCCATCATTCTGGCTTTTTTCCAAGTATTAAAAGCACCTGTTTTGGAATGAGCAACTTTCTGATCCTTTGTGGCATATTTTGGATTAATACCTCTAGACATAAGATATTTGTTCAAAGTAGCATCTTCAACAATATCAGTGCCTTTAATTAACGATTTAAGTAATTGTGCTCTGCTCATTTTATACCTTATTCGGATGTGCCTGTTTTTCCAAGCATTTCATTTTTCATTCTTTTCATAGTCTTTGCAGCAAGGTCTTTTGCATTATTCAGAGGTTTATTTTCTCCGTCAGTAACAAAAGGAGTGTCTATTTGTGATGTTGGTGGACGACCTTCCATTACAACTTCTTCTTTTTGTGTTTTTGGCGCAGCCTTAGCATTGTCTTGTTTACGTTTTTGCATATACAAATCAAACTTTGCTCCTTCTGTACCTTTGCCACCATAGTGTACTGGAGGTTTAACTTCTTCCGATTTAACTGCCTGTACGTTTCCACCTGAACTTTTTGGTGTGAGAGGAGTCATACTGGAATTGCCTTTAAATTTAAAGTTTCCACCTGCTCTTGCTGCTTTAGCAGCATCAGCAGCTGCTTTGCGATGCGCTACTGCTCCAGCATCGTTGGGATCTTTTGCGCTTCTTGACAGACTAGCTCCGTCAGCTGTGTGATGAAATACTTTTACTATTTCATCCATTTGTTCAACTTCTTCAGTTTTTGGTTTCTGGCCAGTCTGTGGAACACCCATCTTGCGCTGTAGGTCTTTGCGTTGGTCCTCATCGGAACCACCAGTCAATGCTTTGAATGCTTTCTTAGCAACAGACTTCAAACCTTCATTAACTTCTTCATTCTTTTTTCCATAGTAAGCACCAAGAGCCATTTTTTTACGTTCTGCTTTAGACTTACCAGCAAATTTTGGATTATCTGAATGTATAAAATCATGAATATAATCACCAGCATCTGCATCTTTAGAAAGAACTTCATTAATCAATTCATCAATGATTGGTTCTTCATATTTTTCTTTCATGCCTTTAAGTGTCATAGGACCAGGACGATATTTAACTTTTGTACTTCTGCCATCTGAACCTGGACCTACATCATCTTTTTGTTTAGTCTTTACACGACCAGCAAGAGTATCTTCTGTTCTGTCTGAAGGATCAATTTCTTCCTTCATCTTCTCTTTTGATTCTTCTTGTTCTGGTTTTTCTTTTTGTTTAGAACCACCGTAACGAGTACCTTTTTTCACACCCGAACCACCATTTGGTTCTGGTTGACGAGGACTCTTATAGTCAAAAGCATTTTCTTCAACAGTTTCTTCTGATGTTGGTTTTTTGCCAGCACGTAGAGCTGCCAAATCCAAAGCATCAATTGTTTTTTTATCTCCAGCAAGCGCAGCAATTTTCTTTTGTGCTGTAGATAGTTCTTTTTCCATAATGTCTCTGATTGCGTCAGCAACTGGGTCTTTTTTATTGAAATTTATCATTATTGTTCTCCGTTTAGCAATTCCATTTACGCAAAGACTTATTGATTCTAGAATCAGGATCATTAGCTGTCTTAGCAGATGTTAACCTCTTTTTCATGCCAGACATTCTGGCACAAAATGACTTTCTTCTTTTTGCAGATTTACTATCTGGATCCAACTTAGATGGTTTTGTTGTAACAGCCATTGAAAGTTTAGAACCTGGATTTTCTCTACGATACGAAGCAATACCTTTTCTATTTAACCCACCTTCTGGATCTTTTCCAGCAGAACGCTGCCATGCAGGTGAAGATTCTTTAATATTCTTTGCAGCCAATTCAAATGATTTTCCTTTAGCATCCGCTGCACCACCAAATTCACCAACAGATTTTTCTCTATTTGATTGGTCTTGATATTCTTTAACTTTATCTTTTAGATGTTTTTTCTGACGCTTTATTTCCTCATCATCTTGCTTCATAGTTAATGCATCAACTTCATATAAAAATTCTTTAAAAGTTTTCATTTCTTTTTCTTTTTAATTATAGTTGTGATATTCTTATCCTGGTCTTTATATGATTGCATTGGTTCTTTATTGGTTGCACCACCTAAAGTTCCACCAACACCCATGTCACAAGCACCTGGATCGTCTATTGCTTCTACAACTTTTCTTCTAAAATTCTTAAAGTCTATCTGTTCTCTATATGTTACATCGCCTAGACCAGACATAGGGTATACTGTTCCCTGTTGGCGTGTATCAAATTCTGGACCGATGGTCGTTACATTTCTTAGTCTTTGACTTACTGTAGGAACATCGGTATTCTTCTTTTTTACTGTTTCTTTGTCTTTGGAGAAGTTACTTTCTTTTGGCTTAGGGAAGACTTTGATTTTGGGGCCACTGGCTTCTTCGCTGTAGGTTTTGAAGATGTAACTACCTCTTCTTTTGTTTCCGTTCCACTTGATATCACCGGAGTTGGGGTCACCTGCTCTGTTGTCTGGGGTAATGTCTCCTGGACTATCGGCTTTTGGGCCTCCTCCACTACGGAGTTTTGGGGTGTTGCCTTTGGTGTTACCTTCAACCAATCTAGTACTTTCTTTAGCATGATAATTTTCCTTAAAATAATTAAATTTTTCATTGGCTTCCAACTTACCATGATTTTCCAACCACGAATAAGAAATTTCACCATAATTTTTACTGTCTATAAATGTATTTATTTTTTTATAAGTCTCAGTAATATCTTCTTCGATTGATTCAATTTCAGAACTGTTGTCAAAGTATATGAAATTGTCAAAGTTTTGTTTGTAAGATTCCTGACAAGATTGAGCAAGTTCCCATTTTTCTCGTCTGATTGATTCGGCAATCATTTTTGTCAGTCTTTGATTTCTTTCCTGACTGGCTTTATCTGTCGTATTAACAAATATCATAATTGTTTCGTAACCAAGTTCTTCTAGTTCTTCTTTGATTGTAATAATGCGTGAATGGTCATCAGCAGGTCCATTGATAATCAAAGGTCCACGATTTCTGATTGATTCTCTGCGGAAGTCATTAGATTTTTCAGAAAGTTTCTGTTTATCCATAAGATAATCAAAAGCTTGTACTGAATTTAATTCTACTGCTTTTGATTCTGCGATTGCTTCACGGATGATAACATCTTTGCCGGAACCAGGTCCACCCGTCACAAAAATGGCTTTAAATACACCACGATTGTAAGATTCGTGTAATCCCATACCTTTTCTTGTGTCGTGCATTAATTCTTTTGCGTGGGCACCAGAAACATGATGTGGAATACCTTGTTTGAATTTTGCAAGGTCTTTGTTCTTGGCGTGTTCACGCATCTTGGTACCAGACATACCAGTTGTACCTTCTGCATCTGGATCACGTTCACCAGCTGAATGTACATGAATCTTTTTGAAATGGTATAATGCACCTTCATGTGGACCATTATACTGGTGCAATTTAGATTTCATTTCATGTACACGGTCAGAACCAACTACCATGTGCAGATGAGTTACACCTTTTTTGTGTAGTTCGGCTGCATGATGTAAGAATGTAGGATGTTCTTTTGAAGATGAATGGAAATTAGTACCTGGTGAATATCTCTTTAGATGTTTAACTTTTTCAGAAGAGGAAAGTGGATTCTTCTTTGCATCTTGGGAATGAGATGTAACAACAGTATGTGTTGCATTGTGTTTTGCGGCAACGTCTTTAACTTTGTCAATTAACTTCAGGTGACCAGTAGTAGGTGGATTCATTCTACCAAAAGTAAAGACATGGTGTTTTTCACCACTCTTTTCTTCGTGTAGGATATCTAAAAATGACTTCATTTACGGACTTTTAACAGATTTTGTTTGGCGAACTCGGCACGGTTAACCAATTTTGTTGGTTCATTGTTGTGGTGTACAACAAAACCTTCTGGTTTTGATTTCTTACCTTCAATGTGGTGATGGTAACGTCCTTCGTGTGTTTCCAAAGAATTTACCAAGGCATTTTTGGCTTGATGTAGATGGTGATGCATCGCAAACAAATGTCCGTAATGTGATTTGTGTTTCTCTACGTGAGTAATTTGTGACTTACCCTCACCAGTTTTTTCTGCCTTAGATTTTTCAGTTTTAACTTTTGCTGCTTGTTTCTCATGTACATCATGTAGGTGTTCTTTGAAACCTTTAACAGATGGAACTTCATCATGTCTAACTGTTTTATTGATGTATGTAGATAGATGGCCTGTTTCTCCACCATGTTTGTGATGAACCGCATCATACATTTTATGACCATGTGTATCATGAAGTTCTTTTGCTGCAGCCATGTGAGATTGAAATTTCTTCTCATTTTCAGCAGAATGTTTAACTTTGCTGGTATCATGTTCTGCACCGTGGATGTGAACATCTGGATGTTCTTTGAAATTGTGATGGTCAACATGAGGTGAAGCGCTTTTCATGTCATCACTATATTTCTGATGAACTACAATACCTACTTTAGATTTTTTGACCTTTTCGGCATCTTCTTTACTTTTAGGTGTGTAAGTGATTGTATTTGGAGTAAAAGATACTTTACTATCTTTTGCTTCCAGAATAACACCTTCATGTAGATGTTTGGTTTCTGCATGGTGCATCAAATCACCTTGATAAACACCATGTTTTGGTGTTACTTTTGGTAGATGTTTGAGTGCGTGTTTTAGTGTTTTTGCAAGTCCAGGTGCGTGGCCGTGGTTTCTATCAATATCTTTTTCCGTGTGATTAATCTTTGGATCTTTATTGAATGCCGATTTGGTTGCAACAAAGAATTTACCATTTTTGGGATGATGACCAAAAACAAGGGAAGGAGAACCATCATACTTCATTGTCAAGTCACTATTACTTGCACCGGCCTTCATGTGAGCATGAGCTTTCATTAGTGCTTCATGTGCGTGTTCAAAACCAGCATGGCCATGCATTAAAGGACGGTCTTCGGCATGATGAATATGCTTAAGTTCTGAGCCTTCAGCTTCTTCTTTTAAGAAAGTTTGAAATGATAACATTGATTATACCTCTAGAAATGCAACACACTTTGGTTGCCGATGAGCTTATTTATACGTTTCGGATTTCCATTTGTTCACATAATCCGTACAAACTCCTGTGATAGGCATAGTTTTCACATAGTCCCATTGTCCTTCACCTATTTCAGGTAAGACAGCAATACTTTTTGCAAATAATTGTTTGACCTTAGGATAAGTCCAGATGTACCCCCAACTGGTCAAAGTAACCATATCATCTTCGTGCCAGAAACAATGTATACCTTCTTCCCTCAGTAGATTTAGTGCGTCCAGGTTCTTACAGTGAATCCATAGACCATCTTGTGATAGAAATTCAATGGTAGTTTCGTATTCTGGTTTATCGTGTCCTAACCACCAACGGTCATGGTACCACCAAACATCAATTTCGCATGGTATTCCTTCTGCCAGACAATATCGTATTTGTTTTGGGTGGTTTTCCAGTTCTTTATCTGGACCATCCAATAAGGCACGGTGAGCTATGACTATCATTTCTTGTGTGTTAAAAAGTAATTCAAGTCCTCTGGAGTTCCGATACCCCACATACCTGGAACTTGTTTGACACGGATTTTCTTACCATCTCCAATCGCTTCGTTGAATACAGGTGCAACATAGAATTCATTATTTGTACGGATATTCTTGTCAATCATCTGTTCTGCATACTTGACATAATCAGAACCTTTGTTCCAGTAATAAATGCCCACTGTTGCTTGGTCTGAAATTACTTTCTTTTCAGCAACTTCAGAAACAAAACCATTTTCATCTAATTTAGCATATGACCATTTAGGATGTGTAGCATGGAATGTAAGAATACCACCATCAATTGAATCTGCCTTAAAAGCATACAGACATTCATTTGAGTTCCATTCAACATATTGGTCAGAGTTTGCCATAATCAATGGTGCGTCATTGTTAATAAACTCTTTGGCCAATAGTGTAGTACAAGCTGCACCTTCAGTTATTCCATCAACTTGAACGATTGTACAATTAGGTGCAATCAAATTAAGCAAATATTTTAGATTATATTTCTCATAGTGTTCTTTCTGAACCAAGAAAATGTAGTTTGCTTCAATGTTCAAATTCTCAACAACGACCTGAATCATTGGTTTGCCGTTAACTTCAATCAATGGTTTTGGAAATGTGTAACCAGCTTGAGCAAATCTGGATCCTGCACCTGCCATAGGAATAAGAACATTCAATTTCTCATCACGCCACGGAATCGTTGTATCTTTAATATTAAAATTATCAATCATTTCTAAAAATTTAGTCCCTTCTAAATCATATGCATCTTTTACTGGATAAAGGTGAGCACCAGAATTTAATGCACCCTCACGGCCAATGTGTGAATCTTCAATAATGACAGTATTCTTAGGCAAAGTTTTCATCTTTGTCATACACTGCCAATACATTTCTGGAAATGGTTTCGGATTGAAAACATCTTCATTGCTAACAAAGTAATCCACATATTGAATTACATTCATTGAATTAAGAGCAATCTTAACTGTTTCACGAATACTGTTGGATGCAACAGCAATCTTCCAACCTCTGTTCTTCAATTGTTCCATTAACCAAAGAACTGAAGTGTTTTTTGGACAATGCGGAATCAACTTGAATGTTTCTTCCTGTTTTTCTCTCCAAATATCATTATAGTATTCTACAGGCATACCTTTATCGGCAGTTAACATCTGTAGTTTTCTTGTGGTGTTCAATCCATCATATTTTGATAGATGTTCTTCACGGGTAATCACATATTGTGTAGAACCCGTAACTCTAGTTATAGCTGCATTAAGTGTTTCATAATGCATTTCACGGGAATCTATCATTACACCATCAAGGTCAAAAATAACTAATTTATTCATACTGATTCTCTTTCTTTATCATCTAGCCAATTCTTTATTCAATCCAATTGGTTGCCAAGGTAAATTTAATAATCCAATCATTGCGGTTGAAGTCATGTGCGGACATAACACACCTAATTGATTATATATGTTAGGCAAATGATAGATGGCTCTACAGAAATTTGTAACATTCATTAAATTTCCAACCTGTAACATATCACCAGTACCTTGACCTAAATGATTGGCATGATGTATTGTATAAAACACATTTGGATTAAAATCAGGCATTTCTTGGTGTACAAACATATCAGGCCTCATTCTAATAACCAAATCATATTCAGTGCCTGTTTCTAGAATATAATTTTCCAAAGAATGTATACCTTTGGCCATTTTATAGAACATGGAGTAAATATTCAATGAACGATGGAAATAGTTTGGATATCTTTGTATCTTTTGTACAAAATCTGGTTTGATAGATTCAAAATCATCAACCTGAACCACCTTGGCAGAATACTCTTTTTGAATTTCATCGGCATATACTTTAGACGATCCACTTAGAAAACCATCAAGTTGGTCATTTTGATTTTGGCCATACCATCCTTCATCGTTCCAAGTACTGATGAAGATATCAGGATTATATTTTGCAACGACCCTCTCTTTGAAGTTAGGTAAAACTTCTCTCCAACGCCTCATGTGTCCTGTTAATACAATAGCTACTTTCATTTTAATTCCTATATTGTTTGTTCATGTCCGTCACTTCTCAACAGATACTTTATGATATGTCTTGGATTTCTTTCCAGATTATGATACCTAATTGCATTTCTAAGAAATCCATGTGGTGGATGTATTTGACTATCTTCATAAACCGGATTATAAAATTCATTGTAACAGAAATCAGTCACATTGAACATAGTGTTTCTACTACCAATAAGCAAATGGTCGGAACCAAATTCATTTTGTGCATTTGAACCTTGGTCATAAACAAAGTTATTATCTGTAATTGATAAATCAGGATTATCAATATATGCAAGGTCACACCTCGTCTTAATGATTCTATCATATTTAAAACCATTCTTTTCTTCATTGGTTTTAACCATGTTCATAGCTTGCTTTATCTTACGATACTGACCAAAACAATTTGCATTTAGATTTTGCAACAACGGATGAAATTTTGGATCCTCTTGTCTCAATATTTCATTAACATCTCTGTAATCTTCAACTAAAATATCTAACACATTCAAACCACTAAATGAATCCACTACCATCTGTTTATCAACAACATAATCTTCCCAAGCATTATGTTGGCTGGCCACATTAGGATGAAAACCATTTAGTAGATTATAAGTTGAAATGAAGATATCAGGATTTAATGGATTGAAAGTCTTAATGAAACTTTCTTTATTGTTCATCCACGTTCTAAGGTTTCCTGTAATTACTATTGCTGTTTTCATATCAGAAATTATAACTTTCTACGACTTTACCACCATGATGACAGAATTGAACATGGTCATTTTCAAAATATGTTTCATAGTTTTCATAAAGATGAACATATTCAAACAAGTTTCTTTCTCTCAATATATGAAATAAAACATCTTCCATAGCCATGTTCAGTCTTGGTGTAGTTCGGTCAATAGGTAGAATATTTTTGTAAAAATCAATATCACAGAAAAACCCTAATGAACCTGCTGTATCATAAGCATAATGCCAACGACCTGTAACCAAATATCTATCATGACTTTTACTTTTATCTATAATGTAATTGTAATCTACTGTTGGATTGCAATCGTAAGAAAGTTTAAAAATATTTTTAAAACCAAAACGTTCTAATGCATTAATAGCATTATGTATTGATGTAAATTCAGCAACTCCGTGATTTGGATTTACTTGTGGTTGACCATTGACCTGAAAACTATTATCTTTGTCATAGATTACAACATCACAATATTGTTGAATTTCTTCACTGACTATTGAATGTGCCGCCAAGCAAACAAATAAATCTCGTTCTTTTAAACTTTTGACCAAGGTTTTGGTCATATGTTTTTTTAATTCTATATCTGGCTCACCACAAAATGTAGTTACGACCACTGCTGTATCTGATTGATTCATATTAATTCCCCCAAGTTGTTCCAAGTTGTTCCTTCAAAATCTAACCAATATCTAACTATACGACCTTTACCCTCTAACAAATAAGGTGGCATACAATGCATCATACCTCGGCCAGAGTTATAGTATAACAGAGTTTTAGGTCCTCTGTCAAGTGACCAAGCAAAATGGCTAGTACCAGTGTCACCACCAATAAACACTTCAGTTTCCATAATATGATTGATATTATCCATAAAATCGGTACTGTTGATCCAACCATCGTAATTAAACTTTTCTTTTGAACAAATTAACTTTTCATAACTATCATATTCTTCTGTATTATATTTCTGTAATATTTGTTCAAAAACAGATTTTGGCCAGTTACGATATTGATTGTATGGAGCATCAAATACTGGACATACCACAATCTTCTTTTTTATTTCTTTATTATTTGGTATAACCACACTATCACCAATCATATCACGGATGTCCCAAAGGTTTACTCTACGCCAACCTAATGATTGTTGACCAGGTGTTTCTGTAAAATAATCAGTATTTTCCAACAAAAATTTATAAAACTTTTGAATAAAGTCCACAGAACTTACTGAACCTGGCATCATGTGAAATTTAATATTTGGATTTTCTTTTCTTAGATGAGCCACAACATTTGCAACACCAATCATATCACCATTCTTCAATTCATCACCAAATACACCACGTTGAATATTTAAAATCATAATAATTCTTCCAATTTGTCAGCACGAACTAAAATACCTTTTCTATTGAGGTAAAAGTGTTTTTCAAAAATCTGTTCTACCGTCTTGCCATTATCCCACGCAATAGTATCACCAACTCTCCATTCAGGATTCCAATCTTCTGGTTTCCAGACACAAAACAATTCTTTATCAAGTAAGTCCGCTAATACAGCAATACCTGTAAAATTAGTAATGAATGTTTTTGGTGAATTTTTGATGATGTAACAATTAGTCAATATGTCATTGTTGTAATCAATGAATTCAAAATCTTTAAGGTATCTTAGAATGTTTGATTTTCTTCTGTTGTCGGTACTGAAATGGTCCCATCTATCACCGACATAATATGTATCTTTGATTTCAACATCACAATCTGGATATTTCAATACAAAATTATCATCAACTTCAAAATCAATTTTATAGATATCTTTTAAGAAATTTTCATATTTGCAAGTTTCGATTGGTCTATTAGGGTCTCTTTTATATTCCCTTTCGGTGCCCCAATTGTCGAGTGGAATAACTTCATCTCTAAACTCATTATCAAAATAAACATTCTCAAACAAATCCTGATACATTAAGAATTCTTTGAATCCTTTGAACTTTGAGGTTTGTTGTTTAACAATCAAATTGAATTTACCAAATTTATTATGTAGACCAGCCAAGACAGGCATACAATTCAAAAAATCACCTAAGGCATCAGTCTGTCTCACATAAAAATTCATTTCATAATTCTTTCATATAACGATTTAAAATTATCACCTTCCATTTTTTCCCACATATG